CAAGAAGAATTTTCCTATTAGCAAGTTAGAGCATGATTTAAAATGGTGGGATGAACAAAATCAGAAAGATGTAGAAAGCTCTAATCAACGAATGATGAGAGCTGATACATCGTTTCCGCTACTTGTTATTAAAAACAAATCATACGGCTTATCTGTTGCAGATGGATTGAATAGATTAAAGAAAGCTAAAGATATCGAAAATAGGGATGTAATCGATGCTTATATTGTACCTGAAGAAGACATCCCAAACAACACAATTCTATTTTAATTATGACAAACAAATACTATTGGCTTAATGAGGATTCCAGAAAATTTCTGGAAAGAGGATATCTTTTAGAAGGAGAAACACCAGAAGAAAGGTTCAAAGATATAGCAAAAACAGCAGAGCGTTATTTGGGAATTGATGGATTTGCAAATAAATTTGAAGACTACTTAAGTAGAGGTTTTTATTCAATTTCAAGTCCTATAATTTCAAACTTTGGAAGAGAACGTGGATTGCCTATTAGTTGTGTCGTTGGTGACACTTGGATTAATACAAAGAGCGGTGGAGGTAAAATGGCAAAGGATATAGAAATTGGAGACGAAGTTCTCACCCACCGGGGACGTTATAGAAAAGTTATTGATATTATACCAACTAAAAATAAAAATAATATTTTTAAATTAAAAGTTTCTAATAGAATGACTCCTCTTTATCTAACAGGCAATCATTTAGTTTTAACTAACGTGGGATGGGTGCGAACCGACGAACTTAATCCTGATCTGCATCTCGTTGCGATCAACGGTGATATTGAGAGTGTTGAGAAGGACTACACAATAGATATGAAATCGTTTTGTAATAGTTACAACCCACATGTTATCGATGGAAAGATTTACAAAGAAATTTCAAAAAATACCAAATCAAAAACTACCAAAAATGGAAAAACAGTAGAGTATTTTTCAAACCCATTCGAATTTATAGAAATTGATGAAGATTTGGCGTGGGCGTTTGGACTTTGGTTTGCTGAAGGTAGCGTTTCCAAAAATAACAAAAAAGAACCTGTCGGGATACGAATAACAACAAATGATAAAGACGAAGCTGAATTGACACATAAATGGTTGAATATTATAAAGTCTAAATTGAATTTAAATGGTAATACTTATACAGGCTCTACTAAAAGAGGTGATGTTATCTATACTTGGCTAACTACCGATGTTAATTCTCAAATAATTGGAAATTTGTTTCATTCATTTGGTGATGGATGTAAGAATAAATTGATTCCAGAATGGATTATGGAATTACCCAAACAGAAATTAAAATATTTCTTAGATGGCTTGTTGGCTGGTGATGGGACTATAACTAAGTGCCAAGATTGTAGAATAACGGTGGCAAATCCTAAAATGCTTCTTCAAATATATCAAATCGGTTTGAAGCTAGGTCTGGGAATGTCATTACAAATGCAAGAAAAATCTTCTGTTTTATCAACCACACCACACACGTATACATGCAATTTTAGAAAATATAATGACAAGTATTCAAAAAATAACAGCAATTCAGCTATTAAATTTTACGATGGGTTGCGATATGCCAAAATTAAAGAATTGCATCTTACTGAAAAGGTTGAGGATGTTTATGACTTCACAGTAGATGAAGATCATTCTTTTAGCGCATCTGGTGTAGTATTGCATAATTGTTTTGGATCTTACATTCCAGATACCATGGAAGGCATTCTAAACACTCTAGCAGAGGTTGGTCAAATGACCAAGGCTGGAGGCGGCACAAGTGGCTATTTTGGCGCACTACGAGGCCGTGGAGCGTCTATATCATCAGGTGGGTCATCTACTGGCGCAGTTCACTTCATGGAGCTTTATAACAAGCTTATGAACGTTGTATCGCAAGGTAATGTTCGCCGTGGATCATTCGCAGGTTATCTACCAATTGATCATCCTGATATTGAAGAATTCCTAAAGATACGTTCTGATGGTCATGAAATTCAGGATATGAGTATTGGTGTTTGTGTTTCCAATGATTGGATGTCTTCCATGATTGCAGGAGACGCGAAAAAGCGTAAGATTTGGGGTAAGGTTATTCAAAAGCGTTTTGAAAGCGGTTATCCTTACATTTTCTTCAGCGACAATGCCAACGATCAAGCTCCTGAAATTTATAAATCGACAGGAAGAAAAATTCACAATTCAAATCTTTGTTCTGAAATTTTCCTTTCGAATGATGAAAACGAATCGTTCGTTTGCGATCTCTCATCTTTGAATCTTGAAAAATGGGAAGAGTGGAAAGATACAGATGCTGTCGAGACTTTGGTTTATTTCTTGGATGCTGTCATGTCAGAATTCATTACTAAAACCACCGATGTTAAATTCATGGAAGCGCCAAGAAACTTTGCAGTTAATCAACGTGCATTGGGTGTTGGTGTTTTGGGATGGCATAGTCTTCTTCAAGATAAAATGATTGCATTTGAATCAATGGATGCTAAACTTCTGAATATGTCTGTTTGGAGTAAGATTCGAGAGAAAGCTGATAAGGCAACCGAAGAACTTGCTAAGTTGTTTGGATGCGCTCCAATTTATATTGGTAGCGATCAATGTCGTAGAAATGTAACAACTCTTGCCGTTGCTCCTACAACATCAAGCTCATTTATTCTTGGTCAGGTTTCACCGAGCATTGAACCTTTGAATAGCAACTATTATACAAAGGATTTGGCGAAGGGTAAATTCACATTCAAGAATCCATATCTAATTAAGCTTTTTGAATCAAAAGGCAAGAACACCCAAGAAACTTGGAAAAGCGTTCTTGTTCATGGTGGAAGTGTTCAGCATCTTAATTTCCTCACACAATCGGAAAAGGATGTGTTTAAGACGTTTGGTGAAATTTCCCAAAAAGAAATTGTCATTCAAGCTGTTCATCGCCAAAAATTTATTGATCAAGGTCAAAGTTTGAATCTTATGATTCCACCAAATACCAAACCGAAAGAAGTGAATGAACTTATGATTTTTGGATGGGAAAATGGTATCAAGAGTTTTTACTATCAAAGAAGTAGCAACCCAGCACAAGAATTAGCAAGAAGTATCTTGAACTGCTCAACCTGCGAAGCTTAAAAAATATTATTATGAAAAGATGGAAATATAAAGCAACTGAAGAAGATGAATTGGGATCTCAGCAAGTTCCTATTTATTTAAATATGCAAGCTCCAACATCCAACGAAAATTGGAATCCTCAAGGATCTATTAGGGTATTAGACAACAAGATATTATTTTACGGAAGTATTGATCAATCAGCAGCGTTGGATCTTAACAGAACTCTTCTTGATCTTGATGTTAAACTTCAAAACATCAAGAATACGTTGGGAGATGATTTCGAACCTGTGTGTCACTTGCATATTGCAAGTGAAGGAGGAGAAGTTTATCCTGCGTTTGCAATTGTGGACACCATTCGAAATATGAAATCGAAAGTGTATACATATGTCGATGGTTATGCCGCAAGTGCATCAACATTCTTATCATTGATTGGTGATCATAGAGTCATTGGGAAATATTCACGTGTTCTAATTCACCAAATCTCAGGGGGGATGTATGGTAAATTTAGTGAATTGGAAGATGAAATTTATAATGTCACCAATCTCATGACAATCCTCAAAAGTTTCTATAAGGAATATACAAAACTTCCTGTTAAGAAGCTTGATGAGCTATTGAAGAAAGATATTTGGCTTAGTGCTGAAGAATGTCTTCAATATGGATTGGTTGATGAAATCATTTAATCAGATACATCAACTGTTTTCTTAGTGTGTGTCTGAGGAAATGACTTGGACACCGCTAAGTGATTGTTAACTCCTTCACTCTGCGCAAATTTACGAACATCTGCATTGGATTTTGTTAATCTCAATGGGATATTTTTGAAGTGGTGACTGTGTGGAGGAGATATAATCAAATCTTGTTGGGCCAATGCATATACAGTATGCCAATAACCAGAAATACGCACTTCTCCAATTGGTAGTGTGCGATCTGTGTTGGTCTTGAATTTACCGTACAAAACAGTATCTTCTGTTTGTTGAATTTCAACAGGTGCTGTTATGTGTTGAACGTATGTTTCTCCTTCCACATAAGATCCTCCTCCGATAATTAAGTCACCATTAACACCCAACGATCCCTCGACAAATACTTGTCTCGGTGTTCTCAATACAATCGATTTCAAACTGGTCAATTCGACCACGTTTTCAGACATTAAATGTAATCCATGCGATGAATTCAAGTGGATTTTCTTAAAACCTGTTTTCAAAACGGTTCCTCCCAATTCAATACCGCCCGTGGTTTTTAAATTTATACCACCAGAACCAGCAATTAAATTGTATCTATTGCCAACCACTTTGGTTTCTTCTCCGCATGGGAACATAGAAGCATTGTCAACTTCCTCCACAACAGGAATTGTATCGTGATTTTTAAAAGCCCCCACATCACTTACAAGCATTTCAAACGGTTGGCTTCTGCCCTGTTCATCAATTCGAACAGATGGGAAATCGTTGAACGCTGCGCCAATTGTGCTGACTTTGTTTTTCTTTGTGAAATAGATATCATCCCCTCCATTGCCCATCGATTGTTCAATCGGCAATAATGTAGATTGAATTTCCTCCAATTGAGTTGCGATTGTTGTTGATGCTGTGTTGGTTGTCCAACTACCATTTTCAGTAGCTGCACTCTCCAAAGATCCAATTGTAATAACCCCCGGAGCATTTGAACCTGACTCTCCTGCACTCTTATCTATTAATAGCCTCGTTATACCGTGTAGTGCGGCAGGGTCTCCTTGTCTAACTGCAACTGGCGTGTAATTCGTAACATCATCCTTTTTAGAATCTCTAATTGGGGTTGTTGTGTATCCACTAAAAGAATTTTCTACTGATACAGATGTGGAATTTAAAATTGGATTAACTGCTCTTGCACCTTTTTGAGGAGTGATAATACCGTTTGGATAGCTGTAACCTCCTCGTTGAATTTTAAACTGGCTGTTGTTCAATGCAATCGGCTTGAACGCTTCTTTCCATTTTGCAAAAGCATCTATTTCAGTTTGGCTATTGAACCCTTTTAAAACGTAGTGATTTTCTCCAACACGTTCCGTTTTATCTTTCCCAACAAACTCTATACTGTTTCTATTGACTGTAGTGAACTGATCATTAATAACTTTGGTTTGCTTGTTGTTTACGGCCAATTCGGATGTAACTTCATTGGAAAGATTTATATTACTACCGCTTCTATGAGAGATTTGTATCTTTTCATTGTTTGTAGTATTGTCAATATCAATAGACGCTGCACGTTGATTGATAATGGTTCGGTTTTTGTAAATCGTTGACATTAAAAAGTATTTAGATATTAGTTTTCAAAATCAACTGGATATGTAGGGCTTGTTTTGATTGCATTGTTTGTATTGTTTATCAATGACAATTCTCTGCCGTCGTGCATGATACCGAAATATACTGGATAATTCAAATCGCCTTGCCAATGGAATACCCATACTTTAGTGCCCACTTCAGGTATAGCAAACATACCTTTAGCTTTGTTAACATGTTTTGATGGCTTGTATGAATAGCTGTATGGATTGCACTGTCCTGATAGATTATCAATTGGACTGGTGAATGAATCGCCAACTGCTGTGCCCATGTTTTCATACAAAAAAGCTGGAGAGAATCCACCTGTTTTAATCGTGGGTGGTTTATCATTTAAAATTTGAAATCCTTCAATGTAATTTGAATCAGAGATGGTTGCGATCTTTTCATCTTTGAAATATCGACTTCCTCCACCTTCTCCAAACAATGGAAAACAAGGTTCTGCCCATGGTATAGTGTTTGCTATTTCTTCAAACACTGCTGTATCCATCCAGTCGTCTCCTACATTATTGATACCCGGAGTTTTTACATTGATCTCATCATGATTTTCAAACCATTCTTCATATGGTTGATTTGAGATTTCTGATATATAAACTTTAACTCTGTTTAAACGAAGGGGATCATTGTTCTTGACAACGATCCCCCTATAAAATGATTGATCATTTCGTTTAAATTCTTGACCGCTTCCTGATCCTCGGATAAACATCAAGAATATTTAGATCAGCAGTAACCCAACAGACGCAATCTACGTTGAGTTTTACTGGAAACTTCTCTGGTTGCAGCGTATGCAACAGCAGAAAGCGGGATTGTGTTATATGCAGAGTTGTAAGTGAACACTGTGTATGTTTTTGTTGGAACGTCTGCCAATGCCATAACTGAATTATGGTAAGCAGTATCAATAACAAAAGAACAACCATTGATCGAAACGCTACTCAATTTAGAATTAAGAGTGGTTACTGGATTATATACAATACCATCAGCGGGCGCAGACAACGAAATAATGTTCACGCCATCAGCAGACAGTGTTGTAGTGACTGGTGGTGGAGTATTGTTGGTTGATGATGATGACAAAAGGCTAGATGTGAATGTGTAAAGTGCCATATTCTTATTTAGTTATTTGTTTATCGAAAATGTATGTATCTACCCAAACAAATTTTCTATTTCCACAATCCCATATACGATCATAACCATTATCGATCATGTTATCCCATTCTGTCTTATTAGCATCGAAACTTAAAAGTTTTTTAGACAATTTATGTTTTTGAAATTCCATTCGCGAGAATCGCTTAGGTGATTGTTTTTTAAAATATGTGTAATTGGGGGCGGTTGTTGGATATTCAACCATTCCAAATTTTCTATATACATCACCAGTAGAAATCCTTCTGTCGGCATAAGTCACAATAGTAGTAGGATGTAAATTTCTGATAAAATAAGTTAATAATTTACTAAATCCACCAACTACGATATGATTTAGCTTATTAGCAAATCTTGATATTTCATAATCAATAGATTTATCAAATCTACTTTTACAAATAGTCAAAATAGAAACCAATTCATCATTGTAATACAAACCATATCTATTTTTAGAAACTCCGTATCCCTGCAAATGATTCTCATTGAGAAATTTAGAAGCCTCTGCTAATGAGACTTCGCGTATTGCGCATTTTCTAGCAAAAATTCGCACAGGTGTCATTTTTAGTTTTTGGCGTATCACACTTTTCCAGATATTTTTTTTATCTCTCCATTCATCTTCAAAAATATGCAATAATTGTACTCCTAATTTTTCACATTCTTCTGTTTTGTTTAAATGATAAAATTTTGATTTATTCCCAGATAGTTCAGAATGAAAATATAATCCATTGAGTTCTATTGCGAGAGAATGTGTTGGTATGTAAATATCCAATTCTAATTTAGATGGGATTATAGATTTATCATTGTATTGGCATTCTACGCCAAGGGACATTATATATTCTCTAAGTTCTTCTTCTATTTTTGATACGGTGCCTGCACATGATGGACATCTCGTTTTTCCAAATAATAGATTATCCGGTCTTGCTGTCCAATCGCCATGAATAGGACATGATACAATACTGGATGTTTTATTATTTACATATTCAAATTTAGATAAATCATATTGTGGTAATTGCTCTTGTAAAGAAAAAGCTGATGATTTATGTTTACCACTGCATTTGGGGCATCCTTGATTTAATAAGAGTTTTTTGGGACTTTTTAAAAATTCCCCATGCAAATTGCATATAACAATGCCTTTTGTGTGATTATTTATATATTCAAATTTAGAAAACTCATAGCCTTTTAAAATAGATGACTCTAATTGATTAAGAAATTCAGTTTTGGTTTTCTTTTTATGTCCACCTATTGGGACATTTGCACATGTTGGACATCCAATACCTCTTTCATGATGCATTCTGCTGATATTAAAATCTCCATGCAATTTACATATAACAGTTCCTTTTATCAGTTTAGTTCCTCCATATTCAAAATTAGAATAATCATACTTGTCGCCATGAATAAATTTAAATCTTTTGATTACATCAGCGGTTGTCAATTTCGATGGCATGTATTTATTTAACGCACTGTCGGTCCAATGTCAACTAATTCAATTTATTAAAAGAAAAACCCGGAGGATCTTCGGTTCCTCCGGGTTCAGTTTGATTCTTTGTTGATCTACGTGGGTAAGATCCTTATCTATAATAAATTATAGATATGTGGATACTGTTCCCGGCGTAAACGCTTCACCAAGGTTCTTGACAAGGATCAAGTGGTAATAAAGATTTGCTCCAAAGATATTGTTCACGATACCATAGCGGGTCATGAGACCAACGCGAGGGGCGAAATCATTTGGACCAATAGTTCTTTGAACCATGATCGGGATGTAAGGACAGTAGATGATACCAGTATCATAGTATTCAGCACCCTTGTAACCAAGCAACGCATACTCAACAGTAGATGGGGATCTGCCTGAGTAGTAATTTGGCTTGTAGTAGTCTGAGTTCTGAACTTCTGTTCTGGTGTCACGATAAACGGTGAAGCGATTTCCAACAGTTCCTACCTTAGCTACACCAACACCACCTGTTGCAACAGTTCCAGCGATTTCAAATGTTTTGAAGTCTGGAAGCATTTCAAGGATAGTGCAAACGCGAGGAGTTGCGATAACAAAGTTAGCGGCTCCACGGCGGTTACGAGCGGCCATACGACCGGCCTCTATAAGTAGCTTTTGATAGAAAGTGATGTTACGCTCCGCAGTCCAACGACCATCGGCACTAACTGGGCTCCAAATGGAGTAACCAGCACCTGCTCCACCATTCATGGCGGATTGAATCATACGCATCACAACTTCACGGTCGATTTCGGCTTGGATTTCATACGACATTGCGTTCGTAAGTTCTCCATCGATATCGATACCTTGCATGTTCTTAAGGTCTTGCTCAAGCTCGACAGACCAGCGGGTAGCAAGTCTACGAGTTCCTGCTTCAACAGCAGTCTTCTCGAACTTCATTTCGATCTGAGGGATTTTACCTGTCAGTTCGTAACTAGCGAGTAGTTCAGCAACACCACGGTCTTGATCAGCAAATGTCCAGTCAGAGTTACCTGAAAGGAATGCGGAAGAAGCTCCGGTGAAACGTGTATCAAGAAGTTGATAACCAAGTTCTGTTCCGTTCAAGCCAGCTTGACCGGAAAGATAACCTGTGCCGTTAGCTCTTGGGGAGGTAGAGGTAAATGCCTTGCCATCGATACCATCAGCACCGAGAGTATCGGACTGATAAGCATAGCGAAGAGCGAAAGCAAGACCAACTGGTCCACCCATAGGCTGAACACCAACAAGTTCGTTGGAAATCAACTCAGGGAAAGTGCGTCGAATCATAGGAATGAGGATCTTAGGAAGTCTTGCATCTCCAGCAGCGTAGTTGTCGGTGTTAGCGATACCATTCCCGAGGGAGGTAGACGCACCGAAAACACCACCACTTTGAGAAGCATTGGCTTCTTGGATACACCATTGCTCTTGGTTTTCAAGAAGCATAGCTGTTGTTCTGTAAGTGTGTTCATCACGAATTGGAGCAACACCCTTTGAGGTGTAATCCAAGACCTTAGACCACTTTCTTACGAGTGAATCAGTTCTGCTTTCATTAACTTGTGAGTTTGGTTTCATATTTTGACGTATTCTCTGTTTCTATATATTCAGGTCTTGCGACCTCATGACTCTTGGTGAAAAATTATCGGTTTCCGAAAACTTTAGCCAACTCGGAAACATATGGATCATATGCATCGTCGTCGTTGTTATTATTTATGCTTTCCACTACAACTTTTTGTTGTTCTGGAATGAAATCTACATCAATCTTACGCTTTTTAGCGTCTTCTGTGATGCTTTTGATCTTTTCCTTCTCCTTTTTGTCAAAGAGACGGGAAACATAGTCAAAGTTTTCAGAGATAAAGTCGAATGACTTGTCTTTGAGAGTTTTGCGAACGAAGCTCTTCTTGTCATCAGACATCTTGGAAATCTTTTCTTCGATGAGAGCATTGACGCGAATGTTATTAAATTCTTCTCCAAGAACCTTCAACTTATTTTTTAAGTCGGAGTTTTCATTGTGAAGAGAATCAATTTTGTTCTTACCATCAAGAACAGCTTCTTGAACAGATTCCTTCATCATCACACTGTCAACAGCAAGAGTGCTGCGAAGTCTTTCAAGAACATTCATCGCGGATGTGTTCTTAACTGCCTTGGCGAAATCTTCTTTGGAGAAACTTTCATTCAAGAATGTATCAAGATAAGAGCTAACTGCACCCACAACATGGTTTACAACACCATTGCTTCCTTCATTAAGAGAAGTTTCATACTTCTTAATAACCTTGATAAGTTTTTGAGTTCTATCTTGATCAATTGCAGATACGATGCGCTTCATTTTTACACTGTGATCTCTATCAATCGTCTTGATAAGTTGATCTAACTTTTCGGCATAAAGTTCATCTTGTGCAACGAGGGCTGCTTCGGCTGTCAATTCCACTTTCTTATCGAAAGCTTCTTGAATAGCCACTAGCGTTTCTTTGCTCATGATCTTTACAACATCTTCGTTGAGTAAATCTTTAATTTTCATAGTTTAGAATAGAGGGGTGTTGAGTTCGTCTTCAATGCGAGATTGCATCTTGGAGTTAAGAATACCTGTTAAATATTTATTCGCATCGCTGTATTTTTTTTCCAAAATACATTTAATAAACAGAGAAATTTGCTGATTTTCACCAAAAACGCCTTTGTCGTCATTTAATTGTTCAACAGAAGTTTTATTCTTTCCTTTGCGATTGTAACTTCCGTTGCCCTTTTTCTTATTGTGAACCTGTGTAGGTGGGGCGGATTTCTTTCTGGTTTTAGCAGTTTTGACTTTGAAAGTTGCTTTGCCGTTACCTTCTTTCATTTTCTTGGCAACAGATTCGTTATCCTCTTCTGGCTTCTTCTTCTTAGCGTTCTTGCTTTTTCCGGCTTTGCTGTATGCGATTGCGGCTGCTTGTTCAGCAGCTTTCTTCTTGTTCTCGGGCTTTGATGTTCCAATCTTACCTTTTTTCTCGTAAGCGCTCATCAATTCCCCAGTATTAAAAGAGATAGTTTCTTGGTCTTTTCCTTTTTTGAGTGGCATAAGTTTATTTAATTCAAGGCGTTGATAAATTTCAAAATTTGTTCTTTGAGATAACCATCCATATCCTTTTTAGGTAATTTAGATACAGAAGCTTGGAAATTTTCGTAAACTTCTTCAAATGAACCATCTTGTTCAAGCACATAAGTTTTGCTTTCAAGAATACCATTAACAAAAGCTTTTGGGAAAGATGGATCGGCAACTGCATCAACAGCAACCAATCTCATATTCTTAACTCTGCTGTATGAAGATTCTTCTTGCAAAGAACCCAAAGCGCGAGTTGACATACCAATTTTAACACCGTCATTAATCAAAGCTCTAAGGATTTGGCCCATTGGAGTTGTGAGAACTTTGGCTTTTCCATAAAATGCATTGTCAACTTCCTTGAGTTCAGTAACCAAGTGGCATGCTCTTTCAAGATTAACATCAGCACTAGATGGGTGATTCAATTCACCCATTGCTCTGCCGGGAAGAACCATCTCTTCAATATATCTGTTAACCTCGTCTCTTGTATCCAAGAGATCATAGTATCGTTTATTTTTATTAACTTGGTTACATCCAATAAACGGACCTTTAACATACAAGGAGTTACCAGCTTTTAGATTATCTTGCTCTTCAACAATTTCAAAATCTTCTAACAGATCTGGATTCTCGGAGATTAATTTTAGTTTCAATGCCATGATTGTATTTATCTAAGTAAAGCTTTAAATCTACTGATATTATCTACTTGGGGTATAAGAATAATATTGACTTCTGTAATACATTGTGCCTGCTGCTGATGCAGATGCGCTTACTTGATTGGTATTTGTAATTCCTCGTATCACAACATTGTCATTGTTTGACAACAACAAACTATTAAGAACTGAGAAGTTGTTATTATCATAAATTGTAATATCTCCACCAGTTTTGTTGTAGATTACAACCTCAGAACAAGTTTGAGCGGACAATGCCACCAATGCAGTTGATATTGACTGTCTGAATGATTTGCATATATTGTTATTGAAAAATGGAATGTATTGTGCGTCTGATGCCATGAAGTTATTTAATTAACGGCGTGTTCATTTCTCCACCCAATATAATCAATTGATATTAATATACTCGGATTGGGTAACGTAGCAAACTGTTAAATGATAGCAGTTTTTGTTATGTCTATGTCCCCTGTAGCAATAACTGGAATTGTATACTCAAATACCAATCCGTTAAATAAATAGCCTTGCGGCAGTAATGACCCCGGCGACGGTTGTTTTGAGGTTCTTCATAGTGCTTCAAGTTCAGCTTGTTTGGCAGCGATTTCCGCTGCGATTTCGAGTTTGCGTTTTTCCACAGAAGGTAATTCGGCTTCGGCAAGAACTTGCTCGATGGCTGAAACCGTGGCGGCGTCATCGAGATTGGCGTCCTTGATGGCATTCTTGATCGAGTCAATCAGCGAATTCTTCGCGGCGAGTTCGGCTTGGATGAGTTCGGCTTGAGTCTCCAGTTCGGTTACTTTCGCAAGTGTTCCAGAATTGACCTCGGTAATAATGCTAGGCCAATCTTCCAGCTTGATCGGGCGCGGTTGAGAGTCGTGGGTTTCGAGAACGTGCGCCCCTTTGAAGGTGCCGTCTTCATTACCGCGAATGAGGATTTCGTATGGTGTCATAATGGTGATTATTGAGCTACCCA